ATCCTCATTACGTAATGAGGATTTAACTTATAACCTAGCCTTTGGAAAATGACCTACTCCATGCCCGACGGCCGCCGCTACATCGACGCTTTCATAGTCTATGATCACGCCACTGATATCATCGCTGGTGTCTGGGCTAGTGAAGGTATAGCCAAGATGAAACTGGAAAGCGTAGCGAAGCCGAACCAAGTAAGGATGTACCCATGTAAGTGTGTTTTCAAGCCCGCGGACTCCCTGGCCGTGGATGTTATAGAAGCTTTCAAGACGGTGGATAAGTAGGAAAAAAGGCTTATCTTGGCATGTTTGACATCGTAGCATAAGGTTGCTATACTGGACTAAGTGAAAGGGGAGCTATCCCCTCTAAGAAAACACTATGACCAAGAAGGCACGCGCTACTTTCATAGAACGGTACACTGAATTAGCGGCGGAAAAGCGTTACCTTGAAAACCAGATGGATGCGCTCAAGGAAGAAGTGGCGAAGGAGATGGAGACCGCCGGACTCCGAACCTACAAGTCCGATCTCGGCTCCCTTACTCTTTCCACCCGTTCCAAAGTGACCCTTAACGAAACCGACGCCGCCACCGTTAAAGATATTATGAACGAGGCCAGGTTCAAGTCGAAGGAGATAGAGCGCGAAGCCTTAGAGTCCGGCCGGGCGGAGTTCAGCACCACCAAGGTCGTCAGCTTCTTTGAACTTGGAAAGGAAGCTTAATATGCTCTGCGTAGACTGCGGCAAAAAGATGGACCTCGAAGAACAGGCCGACGCGCTCTTAGAACACGAAGTCCTGATATGCGACGAGTGCATGTCGATACGAAGGCAAGAGGATAACATCGAACTTCAAGCAAGCGAATAATATGACCCTATCTAAACTTTAAGGAAAACGTATGAGCCACGACATCACCGACATCAAATCAATCCTGAGAGAGTTTCATACCTGCAACGGAGGAGCGCCATGCCTGAAATGCGACGAGGATTTAGTATTCTGTAAAGAATGTAATGAGGAAGTTCTAGTAGACAATGACAGGAGAACGTGCGAACACGGAGCAGAGTCTCTGATATTAAAATAATATGATTTACTATCTAAACTTTAAGGAAAACGTATGAAAACCCTCGAAGAAAAGATAGAACACGCCAAGACCTGTCCTAACTGGAACATCGCGGAAAAAGTCTGCGAGTGTGAAGAAAAGATATGAAAAACAAGAACTGCGAACACAAAGTGACCTACGGAGACAAGTTCTGTTCAACTTGCGGGGTAGCCGTTGTCGGCCATCTATGCGACTGCGGTAACGTCGTCTACGAGCGTCAGAGCTATTGCCCTGGATGTGGGAAAAAACATGAATAGACATGCCTATCGCCGGAGCCGATGGATAACTACATGCGAAGTCGTCCGACACTTATATGGTAACGCCCAGCTCATGCGCTGGCTATCAAAAACTATGACTTACGAAGAAGAAGCTATCGACAACCTAAGAGTCGCCTACCTTTCAGCCGTCGCCGCTGTGGGACGCATGAAAGCCATGCGGATAGTAAACGAGGTCGCCACGGAGGAAGAGTTCGGAGCCGAGGTTAATATCATAGAATAATATGGAACCTAAAAAGACCGACAAAAGCCTTAAAAGTAAGGCCGTCAAGATACAAGGAAAGTCTTATGTCCTGGTCAGTGATCGCATAGTCTACTTCAATGAGGTCTACCCGAACGGCGGCATCATGACGTTCCTAGTAAGTGCACCGGAGAGCCAGACTATCATCGTGAAAGCTACTGTCGTCCCCGACTGGTCGAACCACGACAGGGTCTTCACCGGCTACTCTCAGGCCGTCATCGGTCAGGGCATGGTCAATAAGACGGCCGCCCTTGAGAACGCGGAGACAAGTGCAGTGGGACGTGCGCTCGCCATGCTCGGGATCGGCGTCATCGAGAGCATCGCTTCCGTAGACGAGATGGCCAAAGCCGGAGTGCCGGTCAAGTCCGCGCCGACTGCTTACGTCGTACCGACCGCCAAACCCACCCTAGCGGACGCAAAACTTTGTCCGAAGTGCGCCAAGCTCCATAACGGTAATTATCCCAAGTGTTTGGAGTGCTTCCAGAAGGAGAAGGCGGCGGACGCGGCCAATGTCCCTTTTATCTGATAGAAACTGAGGTGTATGAAATATAAGATTTGCCATGGGTGCCTTATCAGAAAACGATTAGATTCGTTTTACAGACAAGTGAGCACAAAGGACAAGCACCAAGGAAAATGCAAAGAATGTACAAAAGAATCCGTCAAAAAGAGATACAGAAGTCCAGAGATAAGACGAGAAATAATAGCTTACGAGAAGAAGCGGAGCAAAGAACCGGAGAGAAGAAAAAAAAGAAAATATTATCGGGCAGCAGGAAGAGCTAAAGATCCCGAGAAAAGCAGAAATATACAAACTTATGATAGCGCGATCAGGAGAGGAAAATTGATAAGACAACCCTGTGTAAAGTGCGGGAATCCAAAATCAGAAGGCCATCATACAGACTACAGTAAACCGTTCTTGGTAACTTGGTTGTGCCGACCACACCACATGGAAGCCCACGGTAAGACCTGTTACGAAGTCACATTAAAGAAAAATAAAATTTAGTTATCCCCTTCCAAAGCGCCTCTCGATAGCATAAGATGGATGTAATAACACTAACGCTTCCCTATGGCATCGTGTCCGATTCACAACGTGGAGTTCCGCATAGTCCCCGCCGGCGTCTCGAAGAAGACCGGAAGACCATACAATGAGTTCTACGCTTGCCCTGAGCGGGGATGTACGTCCAAGCCTTCCAGCACGGAAAACGCTTATACGGTCCAATCTGAGCCTGTGGCGATACGCCAGGGCACGACCTTCGGGCAGGGGGAAGCCATCATAGCCCACTTGGAGCGCCTCTCCCTCCAACTCGACGACCTGATAACTAAACTGACCCTTAACCGATAATATGGACTCTCTCACTTTCTCAGCTACTCTCTTCAAGGCCAACTTCGATCAAGACGGCGAGGCTAAAGTATCTTTCTGTGTGCCTTTGAGAGATGCCGCCGTCATCACCAAACTGGTAGAAGGTTCCATCCAGAAGAATCTGCGGGTCACGGTCAGTGTAGAATAAAAACAAATAGATGAATGAATTCAGCCATCAAGGAGACGTAACTTTTCATCCCGTAGATAAAATCGAGGGAGAGAAGTTGAACCATCAAGGATCTTATATCCTTGCTTATGGGGAAACTACGGGGCACAAACACGTCATTACCGTAGAAAAACCAGAGGATATGGAAATCGTAAGAGCACTGAATGGCCAGATTTTCTTGAATCTCTCGACAGAGGCTGCCGTTATACATGAAGAGCATGGCCCGATAATTCTCCAACCAGGCATGTATCTGGTCGAAAAAGAACGAGAGTATGATTGGTTCGGTAAGTTAGAGCGCAGTATTCTTGACTGATATGCCTAAAACTGTCGTCCATATAAAAGAACTCACTCCTGAACAGGAAACACAACTTTTTTCTTATCGTGATTACTGGATTGCTAAAGGTCTTCAGACTGGTGAGACCGACTGGGACACTTTCGATAAGTACATGCCCATCTGTTATGCGAAGGCGGGTATAAAGTATCCAACACGTGTCGTCCGTGTTTCCTCTCCCCTAGTCGGTGGTCTTGCAGCAGCTTTAGCAGAAGGGATATTGAGAAAAAATGGCGATGCGGACGGTGTCATGGATGATATCGTAGGTAATACAGTGGGTGGTGCTGTGTGTAGTGCCGTGGGGCAAGCTGTTCGTGATTCCGTGTTGGATATTGTCGATGTAAACGTGGGTATCGCCATAGATAGCGCAGTAAGTATCGGCGTAAATGATGCCGTGAGCGGTGCCGTTAGATCAGCGGTTTCTACCGCAGTAAAGGAAACACGCCTGACTTGGCATTATTGGCTCGGGGGTCAATTTTGGATCGGTGGACGTATTTGGGGGGTGGCTTTCGTTAATTTCTTCTTCGACGTATGCAAGTTAAAATTATCGAAAGACATGATGGAACGTGCGGAGGCATATAGGAAAGTGTGCGAGTCGGTCAACTACGTGTGGCCCAATCGGGATTTTGTAATTGTCTGCGCCAGGCCCAAAGAGATACACCGCAATGATCGCGGGCTCCTTCATAACACTTCAGGCAAATCCATATCATACCCCGACGGATGGGGCTTATATCACCTGAACGGAGTCTATTTCGACGAGAATCTCTACAACAAAGTCACAAGCGGTAAGATGCCATTCAAAGAGATCCTTGCAATCAAAGACATAGACCAACGAACACAGGCGATGCGATTCGGCGACGTATGGGAATTCATAAAATATGCTAAGGGAAAGAAATTAGATGAGTGTGCCAAAGAACGCGGCAACGGGACGACCATCAGATATTGGCTCTATCAATTTCCCAAAGGCCACGTCTTCACTGAAAAAGCCTATTACGCTATCTATGACGACCTGGTACCCGGTTCCTCCAAACAATTTATGAGTGGCGTTAGACCTTGTAAGACAGTGGCGGAAGCGATGGCATGGAAATTCCAGTCAACGCCGGAGAGATGGCTGACTATGACTCCAGGTAAAGATATGAACTGATATGGGCTGGAACAGCATACGCATAGAACCTGCCGACCGCTACTTCTCCGAATTCATCAGGAGACGGGATAAGAAGTGCGTGGCCTGCGGCCGGCCCGGAGAAGGAGGCAAAGGCATCATCGGACTACAATGTTCCCACTATTACTCACGGAGCAATCGTAATACCAGGTTCGACCCCGAGAATTGCGACGCTCTCTGTGCCAATTGCCATAGACGATGGGGCGGCGACTACCGTGAAGAATATATCGCCTTCAAGAAGAAGCAATTAGGCGAAGCATGCCACTCCGCTCTCATAATCCGAGTACATCTGTATAAAAAGAAAGACAAAATTATGGAACTCCTTACAGCGAAAGCCTATCTGAAAAGCCTATGAAAAAACTTATCGACTACGTTGAAAGCCGCGTCTTCATCGACCGGAAGAAGAAAAAGGACTTCTTCCTTCTTCTCTACGTCAACGACATGACCTTCTCCGATTGGATTAGAAGGGAGATAGACAAAGCCTTATCAAAGGGAAGGGTCTGACCTTCTCCACGGGGTCGGGTGTAGAACATGGGAACCTGACTCCATTGCATTGAAACCTATCGTGCTGTTAATTCTCCACTTATATGACCTGGAACATCATTGGCAGAATCCAATATGCCTTATTCAAACCGGCCTCTTTCAAGAACTTCTGGTGCCGATTAAGGAATCACCCTAATGGAACGGTTTACTACACAGGCCCCACAGCGACGGAACCTGACTATCATTGTAAGGATTGCCACGAAGAATTAAATTGATATGGAAGCGATGGAAAATCTGAATAGCCCGCTAGCAACCATCCCGCGTCCTTGATATGACGCTAAACTATCAAGCCCGCCAGCATAACCGACCAAGGTTAAAACCATGCAGGGAGACGATAGCCGTGTTGCCGCACGATACGGCTGTCGCCACGACCCGCTTTCCCCAACCTAGTGGTGCCGTATGGGAAAGGATGGCGGGTCATGGCGGTGATAATAAACTAAAAGTCTTATGGCAAAAGAACTAATCGTAGATGGAGTGAAGTACGTCAGAGCAGACAGCGTTCCGACAAGTGTTCCGGCCAAGTCTCATAAAGGCATGAAGTATTGCATCGTCCGCGGTTGTCAGTCCGGCGTGTGGGCAGGGTATATCAAAGAACAGGAAGGAACGAAGATCATCATCGTCAATGCCCGTAATATCTGGTATTGGAAAGGCGCGGCTTCTCTTGCCCAGTTGACGCAGGAAGGTATCAAGAACCTGACCGAAAGTAAGATAACGCAGGAAGTTCCCGAGATGACTTTGCTTGATGCGAACACTGTCATGCCATGCACAGAGACTTCCAAGAATGTAATAGTCTCGGCTCCGATTTGGAGAAGTTAGAATCGGATCGTATGGAAGCTCTTAAAAACTACGGCAATGGCTATGGCAATGGCTATGGCTATGGCAATGGCTATGGCAATGGCTATGGCAATGGCTATGGCAGTGGCAGTGGCAGTGGCAGTGGCAATGGCAATGGCGATGGCAGTGGCTATGGCAGTGGCCATGGCGATGGCTATGGCAATGGCTATGGCAATGGTAATGGCGATGACAATGGTAATGGCTTAATTAGTTGGTAATTAGACGATGGCCAACCTGCACGTTGAGCGAGGAACATAAAAATAAAATAAGCAACAGTTTGAAAGGACACACCTTGTCAAAAGAAACTAGATTAAAATTAAGTAAAAGTCTAAAAGGACACTCTCCTTCTAAGGAGACAAGGATGAAAATAAGTAAGACATTAAAAGGCTCAACTCCATGGAACAAAGGTCACTGACACCTCCCATCCCGTTTGCCGAACAATGTTACGACTCTTAAATCACGATAACGTCTAAACTTGGGATATGAGTCATGGAATGTTATGTACCGAAAAGGACTGTAACCTATACGCTGTCAATCAGGAGAACGGCGGTCTTCATCTTTGCCAGAAGCATATGCCAAAGACCTCGACAACTCTCTCCACCATCCTCGCTGAGATGGAAAAAGAATTTGATGAGAAGATCAAACCCTTCATTCGTTCCGAGATAGCGAAGGCTAGGGATGAGACGATTGAAAGGGTGATGGAAGCGTTGCCAGAGAAGAAAAAAATAGAACGAGGAGTCGATGAGAACTTGGAAGATTATTATGCCCACGAAGGATTCAATCAATGCCTCTATGAAACCATCGACGCTATTAAATCTCTGGGGACATGATAGCTCTTCCTGACTTTCGTTCTTACCTTAATAGAGGAGATATGATGGTCAAATGCGACGTCTGCGGCAAGTTCCTGTGCATGAGGAGAGCAAGATAATAACCGCGAATGAAGCAGACCAGCATCATCAAGATTATTTCTGTCATGGAGAATGTAAAGATATGATGAACGATTCCCCAGAAGGACAAACACATCACTTCGGACCCTGCTCCTGCGGCGTCACCCATGAGGATCCACATCAAGAGAAGCCTGCATTGTCATTGTCTACACTCTGTGCCTGTCTGAACTGCTGTAAGTGCGGCAAACGAAGAGACACGCATACGACCAATAATCGAGAATGTACTCTTTGCAGCGTCTGTCCTGAACCATCAGGATGGGAAATCGGCAAGCCATGCCTTTGTCTAGTGCCTTGTCCCGAATGCTCCCCAAAGACCGAAACCCCGATGGGAGTAAGTGCGTGGAAAGCACACGGTGAGAAGTATAAATATGACGAATACTTTGGAATCAAGTGGCCGCAGGAATGATATGCCATCTAGATACGAACTAGACGACATCGCGGCAGAGATCATTGTGCAAAGGGAGGGCCAAAAGGACAGGAGGGCCATGATGTTGTTTTTAACATTGATGGTATTCTCCATGGCCTATGGTTTCTTCTTGAGAGGTCTCTATAACAGGGTAATAACTGTTAGAAAAATGGTCACATCCACCCCCCTGAACCTTGCCCATATACGATATTGCGTTTCCAGGGCTTCCAAATTGGCTAACATCGTCAGTCCTAAGATTTACACAGACACTGGGCCGTTACGACTGTTTGATGATTGTATAAAAAAGCCGTGACGACTTGGGGCTAGTACATTACCCCTAACGCCGTCACGGGCAGAGAGCTGGGACGCGTTCCCATTGCTGCAGGAGATTTGAAGGTGCTGGCACAGACAGCTTTCCAGAACACCCCATCCCCGTACATGCATAGTATATCGAGCGGTTGCTCGCTGCAATCAGACGATGGGTCGTCTCCGACATGCAACTGAAGCAGACTCGCACGACACTGATATCGATTGTCTTTGGAACATTGCCCATGTGATACCTCCATGACGGTAGATAAACACATGATTCATTGCCCGTCAATATCTTCGACTAAAGCATGCATGATACCGCATGGTTTTCCCATGTATATCCTTTGACATGCATACCAATATGTAGCGGGACTTCTCATCGAGAGAACATGCACGGTTCGTTCCTTACACCTGGTGCAGTAGAGAGTGATGGTCTTTTTTATGTTTTCACTCATTTTCGATGTATCCTTTACTCGATGTCATCGGTCTCCTTTTCCCAGTCCACGACGACTGGCTCATTATCGAACTCTACGCCGTCGATAAACTCTTCGGTGGGACAAGTGTTGTCTAAAGCCATAAAGACGCTGTAATGGGCTTATAGGGGCTACCAGAGGCCTTCTCTCGAGCCCCAGTCATACCGGTTAACAATGCTGGATGGATATTTGGTACTTAGATAGTCTTCCATGGGCCTATTGACCTTATCAACGAATCCAAATCCCGCTACGGCCTTATATGCCTCCTTGGCAGCCTGCTTGATGGTATCGCCAGTCCCTGTGACCACCGCCAATTGATAATCCCATCCAATAGATTCCATCCCTTCTTTTCCTTCCTTCACGTCCATCGGCCAGCAGTTCTGTTCTGTCTCTCCGGTAAGTTCGATTCGCTTACCTTCTGGTACGCTCATATCTCCGCCAGAAGACTTGAAATTGAAGATGCGAATAGAGGCTCCAAACTTAGCCGACTTGTCTTCGTAGGGACTTTGACCCGACATCAGGCGTTCAAAAAAGACTTTCTTCTCCTCCTGATGAGCCAGCTCGGTAAAGAAAGCATTGTATCCTGGTCGGGCGGGGCAGAATTCCGAGCCGTAAGCTGTTCCGGTTTCAGGATCATAAAGAAGCGATAAGTCCCAGATAAAAACCCCTGGATGATCTTTTGCCATCTTCTTAACGATGGGCGGGAAGGCCACCTTGTTAATTTCAGAGTCAATCGGCGTTTCAAATACCAGATCGGCAGCGCAACCAGTCATAAAACCTATATCGCCAGCTCCTATACGTTTTAATTCAATATCGAGAGAAGTGGCGACCATTTCTCCGTTAACAAACCAAGCCTGGGGACTGAGTTCCTTACAGTTTTTGATTCTCTTTTCGAGGATGAAGCCACCCTTTTCGTAGATCGTCTTTTCGTCGTTCAACTTATTTACCGTAGATAAGTTGGCTGCCTCCTCGTCGTCAGTATCGGGGACGAAGGTCGGGGCGTCATCGTTGTTCCCCTTGATACAAAAAGAATCAGATGAACCTTCAACAAACTTTATAGCATCAGTTACCTTTTTGAATTCATGCTCCTCCGCTATCTCGACCTCCGGATAATGTTTTTTAATAAAATCCTTTGCGAATGCCCGATCAATCTCGAGGCGCCTATCGTCTTCGGTTGGATATATCCCGACAATTCCTAGGGTAGATAATTGTTCAGCATATTTCCACGTGCTGTTGAAATCGTTAAGGATAAACGAGTTGGAGTCCGCGTTCTTTGATACGAAATCGACCCAACCATCGATCGGTTGTTTTTCTATGATACCGTCGAACAAAGAAAGTCTTTTTTTCTTGTTTTCTTGGTCCTCGGTTTTCTTCTTTTCCCACTGCGTCACGGTGTCGTTGATGTCCGCGATGATGGATGCATAGACCTTGACCCCTTCGCGTTGGAGCTGATAGCCAATGGCCAACCCTTCTCCATAGAATGAAGTGATGAATATTTTCTTAAGAGCGGCCATAGAGGTACTTGACAGTTTAGGGATTATGAGTATAGATGGGGGTGTATGTATTAGGAGAGATTCATATGAACTTACTAGCTGGCATCGCATTAGCTTTCGTGTGTGGAACTATTGGTTCGTGGGTGGACGAAGTTCTGTTTGAGTTGAAGCGGAAGAATCAGGACTTGGACGAGAGGCTTGTAGAATAAGAGCCTCTAAGCCTTTTTTGACAACGGGGGTCAATATCCGTCCTTTTGTCCGCCCTAATAAGCTTATCGCTTCACCTACTAATCTAGGTGAGGAAGCGGCAAGGTAAGCGATAACGGCAGGGATGTGGGTAGGGTTCAAGGCAGCTATAATGCTTACCGGGCCTTCTAATGTGCCGGCAAAACCTCTAGCGGATAAAGGTGAGAGTTGTGCACCGGCCACCTTTCCTATGACATCCTTACCGCCGGCCGATCCGAGCGTCCGAAGCATGTCCTGGCGCAAGCCGTTATCTTGACGTATAGCAGACATGATTTTCCTAAGTCCAGCATCGCGACTGGTTTTATCTCCCAGCGAAAGAGTCTTTTGTAAATCCTCAATTAAATTGGAAGCCTGATGGTATCCAGCGGTCATTGCCTTATATCCAGGGACATTTTTCTCAAGACCAGACCTAACTTCATCACGCAGCCCTTTCACGAATTGATATGCACCCGGAGCATCGCGAAGTTCATCGAGGTAAAAAGATAGCTTCTTTTTCAGGGTATCCAATCCAGCGGGGGTGTTGTCCGTCCACTTCATCACGTCATTAAACGCCTTTTGGACTGAACCCTGACCTTTTTCGATAACACTTACTCCGAAGTCAAGATTATTAAGGAGCTTACCGGGCTTTATTTTGATATCCATTTTATCCATCAACTGTCGCGCCTTATCCCTCGCACCTGAAACGATAGGATCAATCATTTGCTTGGTTGATTTGATCTTCCTAAGAGCGGCCGAGTAGGCCCTACCACGAAGCTGTTTGATTTTATTCAATCCAATTTTTGCTTCATCCAAAGCCTGCTGAGCGAGACTTTCTTTATTTCCTTGCCGGGCGAACTTCATAACATTCGGATTGTTGTAGGCTTCCCGCAGAGCGGCTTCACCGGCTCCCGTGATTTTCCCGAAAAGTTCCGTACCAACTTTTCCTGCCAGTTTGCCCAAACCACCTAGGGCGACTTCGGCAGGAGGAAACAAGGCTCCTAATTCGGCAGCCTGTTCTGTCTGCTGTACATTTCCACCCGTTTGAAGGGCGGATTTGACTCCAAACTCCGTCGCTCCTCCCAATGCCTTACCGGCTAGTTTCAACGCTCCCTGCGCCAGTTTAGGGACTTTAGGGGCGATTCTGGAAGCGAGATTGACTCCGGCTTCCTCTAATCCGATAGGGGCGATAAGTTCCCCTATCTGTTCCAGTCCTTTGCCGACTGCCTGCGCCGGACCAGTTTCTTGTAAAGCTAGTGACTGTTGTATTTGCTCACCAGTAGTCGGGCCAGTAACGGGGAGAATGGGTGGCTTACCAGTAAGTTTCGACATCCCAACATCTATCGGACGAGTGATAAGTTTTTCTCCCAATGAAGCCAGGCCAGCAAGTGAGGACGCCGCACTTTTCGCTACACCGATACCAGCCTCCGGAACAGCCGAAAGGAACGGGTGCTCTTGGGCGAAGGTGGGAGGTTGGGTAGGAGAAGTCGGTAGGGTCGGTTCTTGAGACATCTTAGAGAATTCGTCTGCGCTAGTAGTCGCTCCCACGGGCGGCGATCCTGTCGGCTTTATCCCCTTAAGTTTTGCGAAGTCGTCGGCTGATATTGTCTGGCCTACTTGTACCGGCATATTATTTCAAACGAGTGAATGAGCCATCAGAATTCTGTTGCCACTGAGAACCATCTCCTAACGTCTGTACCTTCGACCCCCTCCCAGCCAGTGCCTGGGCGTTCTTATACGTTTGCAGGTTTGACTTCAGTTGACTGATTAGGTTGTCGACTTTAGAAATGGCTGTTTCTGGCGTGTCAGTCATGGTGGCAAGTATCTTCTTGTATTTCTCCTCGTCTTCCTTGCGCAACACACCACCTTCTAATGTCTTACCGACAACTTGTTTAACGCGGTCGATATCAGCTTGTACCTGCCTTGCTTTTGAATATGGATTAAGTGCCTGAAGGCCGTAAATCGGGCCGATGTACTGTAGATTGGCCATTATCTTGGTCTTTAAGTCATCGAGCATGTCTACGGCAGATTCTGTCTGCGTTATTTCCTTGATTGCCGTGTCCGAGTATGGCTTACCAAATGAGGTGTACCCCATCGCATTCAGCGCGGGAGCGATCCTCGCCTTTTCGGTCGCCGTGAGCTGATTGAATAGCTCCGGATTATCCAAGACGGTTTTGACTAGTGGGTTATCAGCTGGTAATACACCCGCAGCAGCAATTTTAACTTTCCTGTTGGCGTCCATAGTCTGATATGCGTCGAAAGTCATGGGGGACCTACCCGCTTTTTGCTCCTGCTCCGCATAGAATTTGTACTCGCCGACAGTACCAGAATAAGTCTCTTCTTTTGGAGCAGCTGCAATTACCCGCCCCGTTGTGCGGTCAATCAATTGAGACCCGCTGCTTAACGTCACAGGTTCGGCGGCTTTGTCTTTAGCCGCTTTTTCAGCCGATACAGCGGCCCTTTGAGTATCGATGTCGCCCTGCGTGTATCCGAGTTGTAATTGAGCCCTCTCGGTAGCCGCCTGCCTAGCGGCTTGAGCTGCTGCCAACTGGGCCATCAGAGGCTGTGCTTGTGAGGCTAGTGATTGCTGTATGGCCGCTGTTTGCCCCTGTAGGGCCGACTGTTGGCCGGAAATGAATGGCATGGCAATCGGTTGCCCCGCTACATTCTGCAACCCCATAGCCTCGGAGGCGCCCAGAGTAGCTTGCCTAGACTGTAGCTCCTCTATCTGTTTTTTCAGCTGTTGTTCTTCGGGAGATATAACCATCGAAGATAACACAGCATTCCTCTGTGCCATCAGGTCTTGCTCCGGAGTAGGTACGGGAGCCGGCGCCTTCACTGCCTGGGCCGAAGGTGTTGTGACGGGAGATGGTGGGATTGACGGTGCTGGAGGCGCGGTGGGCTTGGCCGTAGCGGCACCGCCAATAGCTGCTGGGTCAGTCGGCGATAGGACAGTCTGAAACCCTGACGGCTTATCCGGGGGCGGACTGACGGAAGGAAGCGCTGGGAGTTTCTTGGGTGCGGTCTTTGGCGCAGGGCCTGATTTAGAAAAGACAGGAGCTGGCACGATGGCTGCCGCCTGTTTTGCGGCCATCAGTTCCCTAGCTTTTTTAGCGAGAGCAATTTGATTCTTTGTTGCCGCCTGTTCTGCCTCGTATGCCATATTGATTAGAAATTATGACCAAGATTGTATTAGGAAACTCATCGTCCCCGATGGCGTGCCGACTTTCGACCACGTTATCGTTATATTAGTATCGTCTACCGAAGTGACAGCGCCACGATAGTGATCTGTTCCAGCTCCTTGGTAGATATCAATACAATAACTTGAGACAGCGCCGGAGACCGTACCGCCGACAACGGCTCTGTTAGTGCTCCCGTCCCACGCACCTTCAGAGAAATTATACGAACTCGCTACATCTACCGCGCTGAATTGTACCTTCTTCGGGATAGTTCCTAGATTATGGGCGTATGTAGCCGTGCCGGAAGCTATGGTCATATCTCTTGAAGATGTAGTTACGGCCATGGATGGGCTACCGCCCACCGTATTCCATTTGCTATTGAGATACTGCCTGAAAGTGTTAGTCCCCCCGCCCGTCCTCACATAAGTGAATCCCTCTTGGGCGAAGCATGTCAGGGTCTCGGGATCTGATGCGGCAGTGTAGGAGGTGTCCCAGGTGAAATAGCGCATCGGGCAGAATAGATCGAAGGCTCCCCACCTGGTAAAGACCACGTTTGAAGAATCCGTCCTAACCTCCCGTCCGCCTATCCCATAAGCCCTGAAGATAGCGTTGATCTTCCCGTATGTCTGGGTGGTGACTGTCGCGTTCCCCGTGTGCTGGTCGGTGATGACCTCTCCGACCGTGAATGTTCCCGTGATATTCCTGATGATAAGTGTCCCGGAAGTGCCGTCGGTGTGTATAGCTAATATCTTGGCCTTGGCAGCCGAAGTGCCTCCCGTGATTGTATCTCCGACAGTGAAGGCCGCACCGAGAGTGTTGTAAACGATTCCAGCCCCCGTAGATTCGAATACAGCCTTCTGTGAATACTGCGGGATATCGAATACCCACGATGGCGTATGATGCGATCCCGCTAAGGGGGTTGGTACACCGTTCACCAGCGACCATCTGTCGTTGTACTGGTCAACGAAGACCCGGCCGAAGTCATTGGGAATGGTATTAAGCGAATTAGAGTCGCCGCTTCCCCCCTCTTCGTTGGCCCTGTAGTAAGTCCCGAATCCTCTCTTGAGGAAGAATCCATATAAATTGCCGCCGAAGACTTCTAGCGAGTGACCCAATCCTCCCCAGAAGGAATTAAGATTGCTCCGGAAGTTCTTGAGATCCGACAAGATGAGCGAGCGGATCTCGTTGCGAGATTGTGTCTCCGTCGATTGATTCACGTCGTTGTATGGTGTCTTGATATCCATATCAATCTCTTTCGTCGTCAAACACATCGATATCTATCTCGATGGGGAACATGACGGGGGTAGGGGCGGTCCCGGTCCACTGTAACTGGACCATCAAAGTATTAAGCCCGATCTCGGCCTCGGTGTCTTTTCGATATATCACCTTATATTTGCCAGAATAGTTGGTGTTGTTGATGGCCGGAAGGACAGTAATCGCAGCACCGTCATCATAATAGAGATAGGGAGTGATGATGGTTCCTGATATCACAGATGAGCCGAGCGGGAAACGTATCCTTTTGACGCAGAATTTCCTGCCGATGTAGAGGATTGGTAAATTCAAATAAGATTGGAGCGTCCCCGCTGCTGACTTATTATAGATGGCGGTGGCTCCGCTGCTCATCGCCGCCACCAGAATTTGCGGATTGACATAGCTTCCTGATTGCGTCGAGTGGACCTTGATAGCGGTAGTTATCTGATCGTTAGTTGCAACTGTAGTCCCAACCGAGACTATGTTCTGAAGATCATTGGATATGTTGGATGTCCGGGAACCTAGTGCATAAACGCAGGCAGATTCTATCGGGTCGAGGCAGAATGACCCGAACATCAGGCGATTGCCGTATACCGCGACAGCCCCTGGCATGGGCGGCATGCCTTCCCCTATGAAGGTCACCGGCTGGACCGTATCGCCACCGGAGTAAGTAGAGACACGCACACCGCCATATATGGAACCGGTGAAGATGTGGAGGGCGCCGTCACGACTAATGACAGCTGAAGCTATCGGATCGGGAAGCTCTATTTGCTGGTCGAAGCTAGTCGGATTTGTCGGATTCCAGATGAATAACGATGCGTTCCCTTGGTTGATCTCATAGCTGGTTGTTTTCACCGCCAAGATAGCTAGGCTTGTGCTATATGAGCAGAGGGCTGTCGGGTAGTATCCAAACGGCAGATCGAGGACGTTATAAGCTGATGGAACCACGGTGTCGTTCGTATCGCCCTCGTAGGCTACCTTCTTTGTATGTATACGATTTATTATTCCCTGCCCATTGGTGTAATCGCAGAAGTACAAGGAATCGTCACCATGGACATGACCCCAATGATTGGGTAGGGCCGCAAGTCGCATCGATGGATATGTGCTGTTGGTCAGCAAAGTAAGACCTAGACCGCCCCACCAAGCCCCTGTGAGAGCGGGGGACCCTTGGTCGAGCGGACCGTAACGATCCACATCAGTCTTGCCGGAGAGAACAGACGCGACCTTAGCCGACCCGCCACCGGTATCTGTTATCGTCTCTCCCACTTGAAAAGTCCCTGTGATGTTGGCGATTGTGAGGGTTCCTGTGGTGCCACTATCGGCGTCGGCTGTTATCTTAGCTGTGGCGCCGGATGTCACCCCCGTGAGTGTATTCCCTATTGTGAAATTTATTGTTTGGGTATTGTATGCCAGCTGATTACCCGTACCGAAAATATAGATGTAGTTGTTGTAATATATCGCCCCCGATGCATTACCACCTCCCGCCGTGGCCAAGAGAGTCTCGGAAGCTAAGGCGTTGTTGTAAGAGACCAAGCGGCCATTGGCCAAAACGGCATAGGTCTTTGTGGTCTTGGGGCATGTGATGAAGTTGATAACGTATGAGTTCACGTTGGCACCCGACATTGCCGAGTAGGCAGCAGGAACGGCGCCTCCACATGATGTGGTCTGCGTGCCGATGGCGAGGTCGGGGTCAACACCCAATGAGGATGTAAACTGCTTGTCGGCGGGATAATACCTAGAAGAAGTCCGACCTCCCGTTATCCCGGTGATGTGGTACTTCTGTAAAGGCATATTAAAATGTCACTGTTAGGTTTGGATTTATCTGGACACGCTCGACTTTCTCGACAACGGGGTTGCTTGTTCTCACTGAATGGTCATAGACCAGTTGCGCGTACTTTTCAGCATAGACTTCTTTCAGGTTCGTCGCGCGCATGGAATCTGGATTTTGAGTGATGAAGTAAGTGACGGCGGCCTCATAGGCCGGTAAGTCCATATAGGCTTCGGGAATGATGGACATCTCGCCAATCGTATAGGCAGCTCCTGCGCCGGTGGTCATGGAGGTTCCTTGATAGTTCTTTACGAGCGTCAATGTAGTTGAAGATGGCACCGTGGCTATCTGATACCAATACCCATCACCATTTTTGGCAACAGCTGCATCGGGAGTTATCTTGAGCCACCTGCCTATCATGGAAGCAGTCCATGATGACCCCGCACCCGTCACAGCGTTGGACCCATTGGTCACTATATCTAACGTGCCTGTCGTGTAGTCGGTGAATTGAAGATCGACTACTTTCCTACGATAGGTGAGGGTGATGGTATTACCAGACGCGGATGGCGTCGGATAGAATCCGATTCGGCCATTCAAGATAAAGAACCATTCAGGGAAATTGGACGAGAATGAAGTCACCTCGTTCAGAAAATCCCATCGTTCCTGCGACGGACATTCTCTTGGAGTATATTTTGTCGTCCCCACCGTGATTGTCGTATCTATGAGCTGGTCGTAGTCATTCGGCAAGTCGTAGAACTGTTGAAGTGCAACTGTCGAGAGCGAGGCTTGTTTTTTGGAAAAGTCCCAGTCCCTCGCCGTGCAGATGAGTTTGATGGAGTCATTTATGAATGTCGTCCCAAGCGTCTGATTCGCTGTGGAACTGTCCAGCGTCAGATTTTGGTAGAGATTCAGGAGCGAGGTCAGGGATCGCATAATTGGTTGCTTAAGGAGTAGGAGTGGCTTCCTTGGCGAGTGCTACTTTGATGGCGGTGCGGACGGCAGAAATGACCAGTGACATCAATGCATCTTCGGTAAACGACGGATTGGGCAGTGTTATCTGTGCGCCGATGGTGACTATGAGCGACGCCGCGAAGGTGTGCAGGAAGCTGACGACATGAGCTTGTGTCGATGATGGCAGCTTAGACCAGAGTTTTTTTAGGATGTTCATATGCCTAGAATATCGTTAAATACTTCCTTAGAATAAGTGTCTATCTTGTATTGGAGCTCCGGATGCCCTGATGCCTGCATCATCTCGTAGGCTTTGAATGACAGGTTCATAAGCATCTTATTCGGAGCGTCTGTGACTGGGCCGAAGAACCGTATGGCACCGAATATCTGATGTGCTGGGTCGCCGTATCGACTGGCAAACGGCACCATATCTCCGAACCACGGGTCCATGATGACCAGTGGCCCGGACTGGGGGGAAGCCACGACCCAATGGTTAGACCTGGCTAGGTTGGACCCTAGTTTTACGTGCAGGAGAACAGGCTGACCGATCGCCAGCATCTTCTCTGTCCTGTCGAGTACGGTGTCTCCCGTGACGAGTTGAGTATTGAATAGAGGCTTCTCGACATAATCTTGGCCCAAAAGCTTCAGCATTGGGTATGCCAAGAAGACATTAGCTGGTATGAAGTCTCCGTTGATGTCTATTGCTTTTTTGCTTGCTAGCATTTCTTCCGCTTTGTCTGGCATCAGATCGATGCCCCAGCAAGAGAGTGCGGAACAAAATGCCGTATTCAGACAGCCCATAGCCCCGATAGTCGTCGAGCCTAATGGGTGATTCGTCCAGCGCGGGTCTCTTTGTCCAAAGATTTTTAGTGCCATATATCAATTACTATTCCGATACCTGCTAAGCAGATAAGGGTAATCATTAGGGCGTACGGATCAAAGTTGTCATCATAATGCATACCGGGTAGATAAGAGTTAGACCGCGGTTTTGCTCCATGATGATGGTGTTAAATCAGAGGATTTATTCGCTCTTCTTAGCCGTCTCTTCATCCGTTGATTCGCTCCTCTGCGCAGTCTCTTCGTCTGCCGGCATATCTACTGGCTTGAGGACGTGTGTATCGCCTTCTTTTACCAGCATATCCGCGAGACAGCAGAGGTGGTGAGGCTCGCAAGCAAAGCCGTCCTTGCAACATTTGTCCAAGACTCCACCTTTCTCATCGCACAGTTTTTCACAGAGCTTGTCGTGCAGCTCGTCCAAGTCGGTGTCATGGTGTTCCAGTTCAATTTCTGGGTGTTTGATAGACACGGCACGTTCCTCCTCTTCTGTAGCATCTGTTATCGTGTGCGGCAGGTTGTTGATTATCTCTACCTCTTTCGGCTCATAAAGATACACTTCGACGTTGCCTTCGGAATCGGTGTTCATGTAGCCATGAACCGGGTTCGGATTCTCCTTATCGTGATTGCAAAGATCGACTCCGAGATGATCTCCAATCTCGACTGCTAGATTGTGAGCCTGATTTGTATCATAGTCCGGTATCTTTACCTTGAAGACGTGCATATTCTTAAATTAAATCGCATTTAATCCCTACTGAAAGACCGAGCCCCCAAAAGCTAGTTATCGATGAGATATAAGCCAGTATCTGGGATGATCCTACCGCATATATCTTGGTCGATGGCGTTATGGTGATGATCGATGTCCCCTGTGTCGTACCGAAGCTATTTCCTATTGCATTGCCAGGCTGAAGCGACGTGTTAGATATCAAACCATTCAATAATTGAATTGTCGCTGTAGAGGTACTTGTATATTTTACGGACGCAATGCTTAACGTCTCGAACCGACCACCAGCAGAAGCACTTGCGACTATTGGGAAATAACCGACTGCCGAAGCACCGGTAGTGATACTCGTATCACTTTCGAACATGCCTCCATAGTCGATAGTTGTTGTTGCGCCAGCAACGCTATTCTTGACCCGGATAGTAATCTGATCATTGACATTAGTGGACACAGACGCCGAGGTATAAGAACCTATCCTGACCTCTGTCGTTGATGTCGTGGTCGATGTAGCTAAAGATGTGCTGTCAGTAAAATTAAACAACTCGAAAGTGCCAGTTCCAGAACTAACATGTCCACTCGTCAAACCACCCACAAAACGCGGATATGAAGCCATAGTCAACCTTGTCTGATGTGCAGTCTCCGAAAAGGTATTCCCAGAGACATCGGTATAAGTATCACCAATGGACGACGTGTTAACTTGAGAAGGAGTCAGCGTCGTTACTGTAGTGGAGGGAATAATTATGGGAGAGGTAAACATATTAGACCAATTCGCTATTTATTTCGTACGACATCGCCAGTGCGTAAGTTCCGGATATGGCAGTAACGGATGCGATTATGTGGCTAACTCCAGTGGTTATCCTGACGTTTGGAGTCATCGAAAATACTGTGTTGGCCTGCGCTGTTCCGAAAGGGACATCTATGTTAAATCCGGGATTGTTAATAGTCGACGTAATAATGCCGGTCATTGGTTGTATCGTACAAGTCGCCCCTGTTGTTTGTTTCAGCAATCCGTAGCTTAATGATTTGTAATAACCTCCTCCACCGGTAGTAGTCGTGGTGATATTAAGTAAACTCGAAAAACCGTTAGATCCGAACCCATCCGCAGCTATTATCCCTCCCTCGTCTATAGTCACAGTATTACCAGCACCACTATTGGCGACCAACAATGTGATGTAATCATTCTTGTTAGTAGCTAGTGCTGATGAGACTAGAGTCAATTTGACACTAGTGACAGAGGTCGTCGTACTGGTACCCAAGATTGCACTATCCGTGAAGTTAAATGATCTGAAACTCCCCGTCCCAGCATTCACGTGTCCACTGATTATCATGTTTACCGTCCTGACATAAGATGCCATTAGAAGACGGGTCTGGTTGGAAGTCTCGGCAAAGGTATTCCCAGAGACATCGGTATAAGTATCACCAATGGAAGAGACGTTAATCTGCGTGGGCGTCAGAGACATCACTGGTTTTGATGGATTCTGCATATCAAACTAAATCGTTTTTCAGTTCCCACGATACTCCACAGGCAAACCAACCTGACAAAGCGGAGGCATTAAGTTGTATGGCTGTAGATGTTCCTGTATAAGCCTTTACGTCAGGAATGATGGTAAAGACGGTATTAGATTGACTGGTTCCAAAAGAACTGCCGATATTATTACCAGGGGAGGCGATCGTTGTAGAGACAAGTCCATTCTGGAATTGCATGGTGGTTGTCGCCCCAGTCGAGGACTTAAGCAATACAACGCTCATCCTGGAATACCAGCCGCCTCCCCCTGTTCCCGTAATTGTGAAGTATCCCGGAGCGTTGCCGCTAAGCGTATATGATGAGTCGTAAGTGATGAATCCTCCCGCATCAATGGTCACGGTGTTGCCGGCACCGCTATTCTTTACTCTTAACGTAGCTAGATCATTTGCTACGGTCGCTGCGCTACCACTTGTCATGTGTGCCTCGTTAGTGGATGTGGTCGTGACGACACCTATTTGCGTAGAACTAGTTTGGTCCCATATCTGGAAACTCCCCGTCCCAGCACTTACGTGCCCGCTAATACTCCAGCCGATTGTTCGTATATACGATGGCATCGTGGTCCTAGTCTGATTGATGGTCTCCGCATAAGTATTCCCAGAGACATCAATATAAGTATCACCAACGGAAGAGACGTTAATCTGCGATGCAGTCAAAGGCATCACGATGATGGCCGGTGCCGGTACATCTCCGTCGTTGGTAAAATGGCTCATATTATTCTTGCACGTACCAGATCCTCCCTGATACCTGGGAGGCGGCCGACAGGTTCAGGTTAAGGGTATTGCCAGAGGTCAAGACTAGGGGACAATGAGTGTCAGAATCGTGCTCCCATCCTTGCGAGGCGGTGAAGTTCATCGTCCCGAAGAGTTTGGTCGAACCATCCTTAATCGTTATGTTGTTAGACGCATTCATAAAGAGCGTGATGCGGTGGATTGTAATCGTCTGACCCGCTACGCCGACGACAAGCGCATTGTCCCCACTTGTAGTGGTATCGACAATCACGGTCTGTATCGTGCCTCTTCTCACTAAGAGTTCTGACATAAATTCCTATTTAATTATACGTGTTGAGCCGGCTGATTCGGTTGCGAGTGCGAACGGAAAGACCCTGTTCTCGATGCGAGCTATCCGCCTGTCTACATCATCCATCTTCTGCCCTTGAAACTTGGTGAACACGGTCGTGTACCAGGATTCCATCCAAGTGATATCGGGGTACTTGTCCATCAGCACGTTCCACCTGAGCATACCAGTATCATCGAAGCCGTCCGGATTCATCGCATCGAGGAGTTGGCCTGGCGTGACGTGGATGCCATAAGCGTTCAGTATCATCGCTGTCGATGTGGTGTAGCATCCGTAATTACGACAAATCAGTCCGCTGTTGCCGAGAGGCTTGTTGGCCCATGCGGGATCCCACTGGTTGAATGTAGGAAGATTTATCATAGCGATGTCACAAGTCCGATTATCGCGAGGCAAATTAGGATACAGAGCAGACCGTAGATGTTGAAACTATCGTCGTCATACATATCTGAGAGAGAATAGTTAGACGGACAGTTTGCTTCATGGGCGTACGGTTAAGCTAGAATCACCTGAGTTGATTAGCGCGGATATCTGACTGCTGGAGTCCAGCTTCTTCTCTATCCTCGCCAGTCTTCCATCAAGGTCCCCAAGACGTTGCCATGTCGCACCGAACGACATCGCTCCCCCGAAGAGGACTATGGCTAGGCCGATGCTGATGGAAGTCTGGTGGGTGATGGAGGTCATATGGTTAAGCGATTCCGTCTAGACTTTTAACACTGCTCCAAGTCACGGAGTTCATACTTTTGATACCCGTACTGGCCGTAATTCCATTTACACTTTTGACGTTAACTGGGCCAACAGGATTGGAGAGAGCAATAACAGACCATACATCTCCAGACTGCCAATTATTAGAGGTGCAATCTACAATCAAACTTTGAGAACCAGTACCAACAACAGCATTAGAATCGCAAATAGTCACGAAACCAGAGGGATCTCCGACGCGTTTGGTCGTCCCAGTTCCAGCGGTACAATTCCCATTATTCTGCATGAAGGCACCGACAAGCCACGCAGAAGAACTGACGACCGTCGTAGAGGCTGTCAATAAGTGAGAATTTCTATCATGCTGGGCGAGGGTTCCTTGAGAATCGAACTGTCCCGTCTGCTGTACATTCTTATACTGGACAACAGCGACAAGATGTTTCATCGCGGAAGAGTCGAATGAAGTACGAAGAGTTTTATTTCCTGCCGTTGGATTAAGGACATATCCAAAGTAAAACCAGCCATTTTCACCTCCGGAATTGAAATGATATTTTGTTATGGTGAATGATTGATTTGTCCCTCCGTAATCCCATGTTGCGGTTCCACTATGGTCGTCGCCGTTATAGTTCTGAGAAAGATTTATGAATAGGGCACTATTAGCATCCGCAGTAACAGTCAACCCAGTATAATCATAATTCTGGGTAGTGGTCCCGCTATCGTAGCCTGCTGATGTGACGTACAACATACGACGGAATTAAGTTACAGGGTGGTCGAAGTGGCCGAGTCAACCGGCTATGAGGATGCGATGGTATCGGAAACAGCTTTAGCGTCTGCTGCTTTCTGCACGTCAACTGAAGCCTTGATATCGGACACGCCAGAGGCCATCTGGACGATCGTGGCGGTGTCGGAAGCGTCGAGCTTGTCCGTCACGGACTGTTTGAGGAGCTGGCGGAGCTTGCCGTTGATCTGACGGGTGCACCACTCGTCGGTAGTGATGCCGTCGGCGTCAGCGAGTGACTGAAGGAACGGGAGGAGGTTTGGGTCGAGGTTCATAAGTTTAGGCGTTAGTTAGCGAGGGGAATAAACATCTTTCTTTGGGAATCGCGTAGGGATACTTCTTGCCTTTCTTTAGGTTGTCGGAGCGGGTCAGCACTTGAAGGTTGTCTTGGTGATGCTTGCCTCCTTTGCTGATGGGTTTGATGTGGTCAACGTGATGGTTGTTCACGCAACTTCTTTTTTGTTGCGTCCGAGCATGGGACTCCTTTGTTCCAAGCAGTTCTCATAATTTCTACGAATGCACCACGTATGATGGGTCTGGTTGGAAGAAAATCTTAGTAGTTCCATTTCCTGATGCGACCACATAGCCAATGATGCGCGTCGCCGTATCAGTAGTTGTCGGGGCGGTCAACGTCAGACCTGCTGAAGTCCCCATGTAGACTTTCGCGCCTACGGTTGCCAGATTCCATGCGGTAGCGAATACATAAGAACCAGGCAAAGCCACAGTGACGGCGGCTCCAGAAGCGGCGACGGTGAGAGCAATCGCCAACATTCCAGAATAAGTTGTGCTCGAAGTCGCGTTATCACATTTTTGGAATGTCGCAGAAGAATCGAGGTAGACAAGATCGCCCACAGCAGTAGACGTGTAGCCAGAGTTGAATGCGTTGGTCGTGTTCCCGGTGCATCCTGCCGAAGACGGTGTAGCGTTCAGGTTCAAGGTGGCTCCAGCCGGGAAGAGGACGCTCGACATCGTCTTTGCGCCTGTCACGGTTTCAGCGTTTCCAAGCGTGACAGCGGTTCCAGAAGTAGCGGGGCCTGTCAGCGTACCGGCTCCAGCCGTGAACCCAGTCACGGTGGCGGCGTTGCCTGTTATCGATCCGGTCGCCGTGCCAATGTTCGGAGTGGTGAAGACTGGCGAGCTTACCCTAGCGAAGACTCCCGTCCCAGAACCGGCATATTCGTCTGATGTCAGATGATATCTTTCTCCACCTGTTCCACCCTGCAAACCCGGAAGGTCATTGTGAGCAATCAAAAGTGGGGCTACGAAGTCCGAATTTCTTGCTATACCGTCATACGCCACTGTGAGTGTTGTCGTGTTGTTGGAAGTCACGAAGCTAATCGAACCCAACTTATCAGTCGCATTCATTACAAAGGCGGCGGAAGCGGCGGAATAGAAGCTCGCGGAGTAATTAGTACCTACGGCAGTTATGGCTGGTGAGACGGCAGAGATTAGTTTGTTCCATACATCAAAAGCGACCGTGCTCTCGTTAGCATATCCGGTGGGGACCGTGATGGTGACTACAGTATTTGATGTCCGGCCGGTAATCTGATAAATCCCAGAAGGAAGATAAAGATAAGAGGCGACGGTGTTGGTGGCACTGGGATTGAAATATCCGCCCGTAGCAAACGGAGTGCCTGTCGAGGCAGTGGCCGTCCTTGAATTACCGGTTCCAGTTACGGTGACTGTCCCGGAAGATGGGACGACTACTTGATAGATGGTCTTGTTTAGGGTCGTGACTCTTCCGGCCGTGAGGCTATTTACAGAGCAATAGGTTATAAAATTCCATTCTCCCGATGGTATCTGGGTCACTCCAAGTGCGGTGGGAAGTTTCCAAGCGGAAAACGCTCTGGTATCAGAGACGGCTTGACCCGCTTGCGTCTGTTCGGCAGTGACGACTGGGGTGAGGGATAGGCTATTGATCTGTATCCCGTTTCCTGCCGTTCCGTCTTGTGAAATGCCTCCTGGAGAGGTCCTGGAAGTAATGACCGGGGTCGCATTCCAGAAAGTGATGCCTGATGTGGCAGATGAAGCCATCGGGGCATTGACCCAATTAGAACCGTTCCATTTTAAGTGGTCATCTACATCAGGGAATGGAGCAGCTACATCCGAGATGTCATCAAGCACGATTGAGATGTCATCCGTGCCGTCGAAATAGTGATCGGCAATCAACCGCGATGTGGCCAGTTTCGTGGCGGTCGCGGCGTTGCCTGTAATGTTGGTCTGGTCCCCTGTATTGCTGCCGGACACAGCCGTGGTGCCAGTGACAGCTAGGGTGGGGGTGCTTGTACCGGACAAGGCGACCCCGTTGACTGATGACGGCGTGATGGCTCCTAGCGTCAACGAAATTGCTGGGGTCGTGGTCGGTGTAGCGACTGAACCGGAGACACCGTTCGCGGTGGTAACCGAGACGCTAGTTACTGAACCTGAACCAATACCGGTTGCAGTGGCAAGGATGCGGTTAGTAACTGGGTCTATCCTGACAGGCAATAACGTCTTGCCGTCAGCATCCGACACGCCCATCATTACTTGGACCCGATTAGAATCGCGTTTGGCGTCCATATCAGACAAACAACATATCTAAATAAAGATTACCGTTTCTCGAATCGATGACTACTGGGGCTATGCCAGTATCGTCAGAATAGGTGGCCATAGTAGTCGTCACTCTATTTCCTTCCCGTAATGCCGGCGCAGAGGCGGTGATGCCCCCGGCATCGCTGGATTCGGTGATATTGAATAATACTCGGCCCGTCACGGAGTCTATGTAAAATGGCAAAACTGTGACGGAGTCGGCATCGGAGACACCGAGTCCTGCGGGCACACTATTCGCATCGCGTGGTGACTGTGACATAAATGATGATTGGCGTTACAGAATACCTTTCTTGCGACCTTCCTCGAAGGCGTTTTTGAGCGTATGCCGTTGTGATTCCAGGCTTGCTCTCTCTTTCTCTAATTTGAGCCGCAATTCTTCCATCCTGTTCTTCTCGGCCACGAGTTCCTTTTCTCTGAACTCCAGCGACCGGATAGATTTGATCACCATATCTTCGTGCTTAGCGCGATCGTCTTCCAATATCGTCTGCGCATCACTCATGGAGGAGACCTTCGAAGCTAATATCTCCTCATTGCGCGCGATATCGGATATGCGCACCGCTAAGTCAGACTCGGCGGCCTTGAGACTATGTTCGGTGTCTTCAATCGACCGGCACTTTTCCCTGAAGAGTCTCCAGGAATTTTCTATCTCTCGGTCGCGCATAGCCATGATTGATTCCCTGTCAGCGAGTGACTTCTCCAGGTCATTCAACGATGTCTTGCGTGCATCGAGAGGCTCTTCCAGTCTTTTCCTTGATTCCGCCAGTGTTTCCAATTCCTTCGTCATCTGTAGGCGTTGTGAATCCATGTCGGCCATGTGACGCGAGAAGTCATCGGATATAGCATCAAGCTCCGCCTGCTTCTTGTGTCGGAAGTCGAGAAGCGCGCGCCTTTCGCGCTCGTAGATCTCAGCTATCTTCACCGACTTCACTACCTGTTCTTCCTGTTCTTTGCGTCTGGTGTCTATCAATTCTTCTTTAGATAGCAGCCGCATGGGTTCTTAGACAATCCTTCTTGTGCTTGACACCCTTGGAGTCGCAGTGGTTGCAGAACTTTCTGACCGGTTCTACTTTGACAGGTTCGACTTGGACGGGGATGGCATTGGATAGATTCTCGTTGACGATGACAGTAGCCGCCTGCGATGAGGCAACTGGCTCTGAATCTATCGAGATGATGGCTTTGGAAAGATATTCCCCCCTTGTTTCATCATCCACCCGGAGCTTCTTATCCGTCAGGATTCTGTCAGCCAAGTGCTTGGCGAAATGTTCAGCCTTCCAGTCTTCCATGGCCATCGTCGTCCCGGCCTTGAAGGTGTAGGGGACGTCTGCCCATTTCCAGGTGAAGTCACTGTCAGTAAAGTTATAGAACTTAACTATGGTAACTGGATTTTCAGGCACGTAATTTCTCATAATGTTTGATAGCGGCTGGGCTAATCCCGCTTGTTAACGCCCATTGCGGGAGGTTTTTTTACTGAACCTCCCGAAACAGTCCACTTCTGATCTTTCAGGAAGGAAAGCAAAGGTTGATCATTGCATACTCGCCCGAGATGCTAGTGGCCATGTGATGACCGAGGATAGCAGTTTCAGCGATGCACGGGGCTAGTGAACCGGATGTTCCACCTGAAAGTGAACCGACGGCCTTGCCTGCGACTCCCGTACCAGTGAAGAGACAAGCTGCCGGACCACCGACTTGGAGCCAACCGTAATAACCAGCAGTGATAATGCACGGAGCGACTCCGACCAATGGACCTGTTGGCGTTCCGGGTTCGATCACGACACCGTTGCAAGGATGAGACACGAAGATGATTCGACTGTCGGTCGTGATGGCAACGACCAGAGGATCTTCAAGCGTAACCACGCATCCTCCAGCGCCAGAAACCGCGGTATTCCCTTTAATCTTATACGTATATCCTTGACCAGGAGTAACGTCGACGGACATGAATCCACCAGTTAGCTGATTTGCAGCCAAGGTGATCGAACTGCTGATGGTAATCTGGGTGCCTCCGATGGCCACGCCCGCAGAAGGCGTCAAGCCACCCGTAGGCTGCATGTTGGTAGCATCAAGGGCCGGTCCTTGATAGACCTTGCCGGCTACCGTAGCCACCGCACCGACTTTGACATATCTAAACTTACGTCCATCCGTAGTGTGTGCTACTGCGCCCACATTGGCGAGCTGTGTCGCTGAATTAGAATAGATATCGGCTGGAGCAATTTGGAGCGGACCAGTGAGCGAAGTTGCCATAATGTTAGATTGATTGATTAAGCGGCGGTTGTAACTGACGTCCAAGTACCCGTAGCGTCTGTCGCTACATAGAGACGCGTCGAGCCACTGCTGCCTCCCAAGTTGATACACAATGAACCCTTCGGGCGAGAATGCGTCGGCGCATCTGTAGTCGCCTCTATCGTGATTCCATTGCTATTCAACACGACAGGAGCTCCAGCAGCGGCTGCGCCAGCAGTTGCCGGAACCGCAGTTGCTGATTTGGCGGTCACGGCTCCCGTTAAAGAAGTCGAGACTCCAGTCTGTGCGCGGGAGAGGACGATGTTCCCAGTGGACGTTCCGCCGAGCGTAATCGTTCCAGAACCAGCCGCATCGATTTTCAGGTTTTCATTGGTGCCTGACGTGATGACGGAGACGGCCAATCCACCGGCAGCGGCCGCGGATTTGACTTTCAGACCTGTAGCAGCGGAGGCAGTCGAGGCATCGACGTTAAAGCTGGGGTTGGTAGTTCCATTCGGACCGACTGTTAGGGCATCGGCGGATATGGAGGTAATCGTCGAGAGAGCCGCCACGGAGGAACCGCCGATGGTGGTGGCCGCAGGTAGCTTGGCCGTCGCGGCACCGGAGAAGTCAACGGGCTTTTCAGTATTGAGACCGTTGTATAACACCGCAGGCACGTAATTTTCGAGTAGTGGGGTGGCTGAAGCCATAGTTCTTTTTTGAGCCTTCTCTCGTCAAGCGAGGTCAAAGGCGACTATGAATTAGGTTTCCTAAAGCGTTAAGGAAACTAGACTGAACTTATCCCTGAAAGAACACCCTGGCGCTTCGGATTGCGGCAGACGAGCTGACCGCCGAGGAAGTGGTGACCGATGAGCGCAGCGGCGTTGGTCGGCTTGATCCAACCGGAGAACGAGAAGCCAAGGCCCATGACATCGGAGTAGTCGTTGCCTTCAATCTGCTTCTTGTAGCGGATCGGTTCAGACTCGGCCATTGGCAGGGCATACCAGTCGATGAAGGTCTCGTTCAGGAAGTACAGTGAGCCGGAGGGGCATTTCTCATCAGAGACAATCTGGAAGCCCCTGTAGTAAAGACCCGTCGCGCCAGTACCCATGATCAGACCGTCCTTCATCATCTGGACCGACTTTTCGATCTTTTCCTGGGCCTGCATGAGTTTTTCAAACAGTGAGAAGACAGCCTTAGTGGTTACACCGATGGTCGGTGACTGGGTGCCAGAGGTGACCGCATCATGGAGAGCAGCCATCTTGTCGAGGGTGATAGTGCCGCCAGAGGCAGTCTTGGTGGCCTTCCAGGTCGTATAGGTCGAGCGGGTTAGACCGCCATAAGTCGGGACCGAAGTGCCATCGTCGACGGCCGCTGCGAGTCCGAGAAGATCCTTCCCAGAGTTACCTGTACCGTCGCCATAGAACTGGGAGCCGACAAGGTCGGCGAGATCCTGCGAATCAGATTCCAGGGTGACTTCCATCAGGTTGATGATGGCTTCTTCCGGGGAAGATTTCGCGTTGACTGACAACTCATCGAGAGGCAGGACGGAGGGCATTTCCAAAAAAGAAGGGCTGAACTCTGCGAGCACGCGGTTGTCGACAGCGGAAGTTGAGAAGGTGTCCATGCCAGAGAAAGACTTGCCGTTTGCATTGGCGGAGATCTTAACCGGGACCTGGAGCTTCTGACCCGACCATTTCTTAGCTTTCGAGAGCATCCTGGTGGCAAGGACATTGCTATTGAGGACGGAGTCTACGACCTTGGGAAGCAGTTTGCTCCGGAGGGTCGTCTGAATACGATTACCAAACGCCATAAGTTTAGATTAAATAGTGATAGAACCCCATCTAAGTTTTTTGAGATCGGCATCGGTGACAAACTCCTGTGCCTCGGGTTCAGTACCTGATGGAGCGGTAAGTGTGGCGATCTTCTTTTTAGCTTCGGTTCTCTCATGCTTGTCGCTATGGTCGAACTTAACCATGAGTTTATAAGCCTTTTCGAAGTCGATATTGCCATCGTCATCTGACGGAGCATAATCGAGAGCCACTTTAAGCAATCGGTTGCGGTCGAATTCAAGGCCACTGGCAGCAAGCTTATCCAGCCGACCCTTAACCCATCCTTCCCATTTATTTGCCTCTTCTCGTTCCGCTTTCAACGTCTCTTGAGTTCTGCGTTCGGCGGCCTGTTGTATGGCTGCATAACGCTGTTCCTCATAAGTGCGATACTTGCCCCAAAGCTCGGGGTTCTCTCCGAACGATTCGGTGAACCAGTCGGGGATAGGTTCAGCAGGTTTAGGGGCGCTTTTCTTCAGCGCCTCGATCTCCTGTTTGAGAGTCTCCAGTTCAGCGATACGTTCGCGGAGTTCGTTCCGTTCGGCGATCACTTTCCTGAATCTCTTCTCCGGTATCTCGTGAGAAGGTTCTTCATCGGTGGACTCGGCACTTGCTTTGTCCTCTTCGCCTCCGGAGGCAGGCGTGACTTCTTCAGTAGTTTTTTCTTCCGCTGGCGGGGCGGGAGGAGTCTCTTTCTCCTCTTCTTGGAAGGCTTGCGTCCCCTCTTGGGTCGCACCTACCAGGTTCGCCAATGATTCTTCGGGCATTGGTCAGTATCGTTTCGAGGCACGAGTACAGAGAGCCAGTTAAATTGTTTATTTGCTCGACTTGGCATGTAACCGCTTCATGGCGGCTACTTGCTTCGCGCGTTTGGAGCCTTTGGGGTGGACGCCTTTGATCGTTCCTTTCGACTCGGAGGCGTAAAAGACCTGCTTACCTTTCTCTTCACCGTATTGTTTCTGCATCGCTTTCTTGATGGTCTCTCCTTTGGATGTGAGCGGCATAATTATTGGATGGGAACTTGGCTTAATTGTTGTGTTTCAGGTACTAAAACTTCGGGTGGTGGTTGGGGAGTTTCAAGCGGAGGAGCCATCTGGGGAGCCATCTGGGACGGCATGGGTTCCGATCCTCCTGGTATGTTAGGTTGTGCGCCCTGGAGCAGAGCAGAGGGGTTAAGCTTCCACATAATAAGTCTTTGTGCCGTCTCCCGCGGGTTAGGAAACTCGAGACGGTCGAAAAGAGTCACGGGGTCCAGTGCACCGGCACTGAAGAGTTCCACTGCCTCATTCCGCTTGCTCATCGAGTCTTTGGGCAAGAGCGAGCCTTCCTTGATCGAGACCGTTATCTTCCGGTTGAAGTCGGAGTTCTTGATGTTTATATACTCGACGGCACGTTCCTGGCCGATGATTGCAGCAGCGTGAGGTTCGTCATAATAGACGTACATGATTTGCACGAGCCAGTTGTAAAGCCTATCGGCAAACTGCTCGATGTTTTCACCTACTCCGCCTCCGATGCGATCCGTATCCTTGCTCGTCTGTAAGACTTTCCCACGTACCGTCCTCTCCTTCTGAATACCGCCTGCGCTAGATCCGGTAATGCCGAAAATGTCCTGGACCCTGCGCCTGATATCAATTTCGTTCTGATAAACATCCGAGGGCAGCGATTGCGCCGTGAGCCTCTGAATGGCATCCTCGACGCGTCCGCGTGGTACCCAGACAGTCCCGCCCTTCCTGACAGCTTCGGATAACTGGGCGGCTTGGTCTTTGGTGAAAGCGTCGCCGGATACCGCGAGCCCTCCGTTCATGGAGTCAGCGTTCCTGTCTATCTGTTCGAAACGACGCTGTGCGACGTCTTGGAGATAAAGCACTTGGTGCAACATGTTGGTCTCGTCATAGGGCTTCCTTCCGAGACTGAAGGCGTTCAAGAAGACGTAGGGCATCTGCGGGACCGAGAAATGGTTGTTACCCTTTTCAATCGTCTCGGTGACGTTTCCGAAGTCGTCTATCACTTGTCTGGGAGTCTCATAGTTCCAGTGAGGGTTTTTGGCTTTATCAAGCACAGAGTCCTCTAGGGTCCAGAAGACATACTCATTGGTCCACCATTCTTTGTAATGAATCTTAGTTGCCATCTTCCCCTTGCAAGAGGCTTCAATCTCGGTCTTTTTACCAGGGTATCTTGCTGCTAGGGTTGATGCCTTGTCTTCCTTGATTTCTCCGATGAACGCGCCTTTATAGACACCGCGGAATATCTCACTGTTCGGGTCCAGGATGAGCTTCTGGGGCCTAAGAACCGAGATGTCGATATCGTTCTCGATTTTGTTCCATCCGACCTTGATGCAACCTAAGAAGTACAGGAGCCAATATCTTGTGGCCTGCTTGATTGAAAGCTTAATAGCCAACCTGTCCGCTTGGTATGAGAGTATCTTCTTGACCTTATCGGCTAGTGCTTGACCCTGCTCGGTATCGTCGGTTAAGACCATCGCCTCGGGATTCTGGCGAGTAGCTAACGGTATGAAAGTCTCGACGGCCTCGAAAACAAGATTGTCGGGGATTGGCTTATCCTTCTCTTCCTGGCTAGTGTCAAAATATGACTTGCCTAGCCAGTACTTTTCGTTTTCCTTCTGTCTCCTCTCGAGCAGGGAGCGGTCTTTTTCCCAGTCCTTCTCCCACTGCTTCTTGAGCTTAATCAGATCGTCATCAGAGACTTTCAACGACAGTTCGGGGATTAGCTCACTGACCATCCCCTCCATGCGTTCACGTTTATCTGGATCGGTCTGCGTCTTGTTGACGTTCTGCTTGAGCGAGAAATAACCGCTCGTAAAATCTGCCATAGATACAAAAAGACGGGCCAGAATCCACCGTCGAGAATTCCGGCAAGTCCTCTAACTTGACTACTTTTCTCTAACAGCAGATTCCGGCCCGCCGATGGTTCGGCCTTATTTCAGACCTCCTAGGGTTAGGGCTCTAACGACAAGATAATACCACTTAATCAGCGTTTTGTCAAATCGAATATCCGATCGTTCCTGTCTATCCGCATGATGTTGCCATCGTGGTCGAAGTGAATCACGGCACTGCCGCCCCTGATGTCGAAGACTCGGGACATCGTTATGCGGTTGAATGCATCCTGATGCTGCCTAAACTTCTGGAACAGGAAGGCGTCCTCGTCAGTAAGTTCTAGTTTCACCATACTTGATTCTTATCTGGCAATTGATAGAAACTCGATGTCTGATCGGGCTGAATCTCGACTCCTCGCTCATAGAACGGTGGTGGGGAATCTGTGAATATCTTCCCTGCCCCTCTTCCAAAACGATCCATGCCGATACGATAATAGCAGGTTGCATGACACCAGTGATCCATGCCGTTGCTTGTCTCCCATATGGACGTCGGATTGCCAACAATGTCCTTGTCGGTCACGCGATAAAGAGTCTTCCAATGGGAGATATAGTCCTGCCAATCACCAGCGGTGCCCTGAAGGGGGACGCGCTCGGTGGCGAAGTCATCGATGACCATCTGGATTAGCCTATTCCTGTCTGCGTTGACGTGGCCGGCCTCGCTACCTTCACCCCAGCGAAGTAACTGCATGGTCTTGCGATCCTTGGAATAACTGACCAAGAATACCCTCCCGGGGTATTTTTCTCTTAATTCCCTAGGTCCAGTGAGATCAGGGAGTGCATCTATCACTGCGACCGACCCCTTAAAACGTCTAAGATAAGCTTCAATGTCGGCCCACGTCTCGGTGACACCGTAGTAAAACAGACCTTCACGGTTACCGAGGACGTAATGCTTTTTGAGTCCTGAATCGCACCCAATGATGACGTTCTCTTGTGAGTTGACCTTCTTTGTGAAATTGCGTGTGAAGATATCCTCCGTGACGGTGTTGCCTTCCCCGACGTACGGTAGCCCGAGGACGAAGTTGTGAAAAAACTCCGCGCTTTTAGTATCTGCATAATTTAGTATTTCGGCTGCTGACACCCATGGTGCCATAAGGAGACTAATGTGGTAACCACTGAAAGGCTCACTAAGGCCTTTTTCCGAGGTTATCGGGGCTGTAGGCCTCCATACACCAACACGACGCTCTTCGTCGCTTATAGGGCGTTTACAAGCCTTGCAGACGTACACCTGGAGGACTCTGTCGATGGAGCTAGGCCAGACGAGCATCTGTTGAGTCCTGCATTCCCTGCAAGTGATGAACCACTCTTTACGATCGCTACGGTCCCAATAGGCGGACACTCCATGGCCCGGGGTCGATGGGTTTGAAAAGTGCCATGTCCACTTGTGGGGTGAGTGCTGAAGACGGGAGCTGTACTGTGCTACGACCTCGGGCTTGGATCGATCCTCCTCGTCGTGGATGTTAAGGTCGGAGCTGACCATGAGCGCGGCCTTCTCTACCCAGGTCCCGCGGTAATAGATTAGGTTGTTGCCTACGCGCTTTTGCTCGATGGTATCTTTGTCTTTGACGAACTCTTGGAAGACAGGATTCTGTGATATGAGCCGGTTGACCTTGCCGCCAACAAAGTCGTTGATGTCGTTCGATGTCGGCAAGGTGTAGATGATATCCATCCCCCTGTTCTTGGCTAACCATAGGCTCTTGACGATGGCTAGCGTTGAAAAACCCACCTGTGCGGCTTTCAGGATAACTTGGTTAGGCGTGTAGTCCCTAAGGATGTCAAAGAGGAAGAGGTGATTCCGGAACGAGTAAGGCTGGCCAGTCTCCGTGACTAGGCCGTGCTCTTGGATGAACGCGTGCGGTGATAATTTACTGAACTCCATCCGAAAGTTTACCACGTAATTTTTCCTCGTATTCAGCTAAAAGAGCGGCTTGAACCGGGTCTATATTCCTGTTGAGATTGTAATTAATGTTCTCGCTCTTCTCGGGCGCGTATGAACCATGAAACTTGAAAATCTTGTCTGCGGCGTCGAGTCTATCGTGAGCCTTCTCTTCAGGATTCATCAAAATCTCGCTTACCACCATCTTGGCGTTTCCTTCTGTGAAACCCAAAGCTATCAATGCTTCTTGTGTACCCTTAGCCTCAATTATCTCCTTGGGTATTCCTGTTGCTGTCGCTGGGGAGTAACCAATACTTACCAAGATCTCACCCTTGGTCTTTGGGTTGCCAGACGATGCGTTTTCTGCGAGGGCTCTAGCGAGTGCTTTTTGACGTAGGGTCGGCATAATCGATTAGATTATCGTCTTTTCTATCATGTCATTTTTTAACTCCTTACGTTCCCCGGCGTCTAATCTTGTCTTGGTCTTTGTCATGGACGCTATGCGCTTTGCCTGATAGTCATTGAAGGCGGCGATGCCGTAATTTTCTATGAAGAGCTTGCGGGTTGGGCCTTCTGGTTGAAGGAAGTCTTTAAAATGTGATTTTATGTAGCCTTCTTCATCGGTTATCTTGTTAAAAAACTTTTTCCAAATGGTCAACCTGCCACATACCTGGCACTGGTCCACCGTTTCATCGTGTGTAGAAAGTATCGTGCGGTAGTCGTGGAGCTTGCTGTCTTTGCAGATGGCTTCTGCTGGAGGTTTGTCTATCTGCTCCATATCATTTCAGGGCGTTTATCACGACATCGTGCAATCTTTCCTTTGAGGTGTCGGGGTCGAATATGGAACCCTTTTCTTGAAATATCTTTTTTTCTGTCTTGTCTATCTCGCCAATTATGGTGCGGTTCTTCCGCGAAAGCCGTATTTCTATCAAGACTAATAGCGTGCAAGTGATGAGGCCGGTTATGATTCCCAGCGCGAATGTATAAAAATCCGTCATATACCTTATAATAACGGAAAACCCTAAATAAAGGTTTTCCGGGGGCAGAAGCGGGCGTCCCTTATCACGTCGTGAACGTGTGCGTAGATGCTAGTGATACCAGCGATATCGCATCGTGAATTGAGCGACGTTGAGTTTGGACTAAGCGCAAAGCGTGCTTCCCCACGGATTGATGATAGCAAACTTTAAGCGTTTTGTCCATTTACTTATGCACTTATTGACGCCAAACGTTATTTTTTCCGCTGATTGTCCAGAGCTGCGACAAGACGGTCGGCGCGGTAATAATACATGTGTATATCCTTGTCGTTGTTGATGATATCCTCCGCCTCGTCTTCACGATCTATGATAAGCAACCAATGCTGACGCCGTTTTTCTATCTCCCGCAGACAGAGGTCTATCTTGGATTGTAAGACGCCGATATTGTTATGATGAGCCATAAAAGGCTATATTATAAGCCTTTCCTATCTTATCACGCCCGCCCAAGAAAGTTATCCACTCCCACTAAACAAAAGAACCCCTTGCGGAGTTCTTGAGGGCTTGGTAGCCTGTGATTGTCTTGATCACGGACAAAGCTTACCAGCTTTCCCCCGAGGTGTCAAGGACACGTCGGGATTTCTTTATCCCGACGACCGATAGGTGCTAATGACGCGCCGCGTCGATCCTTGCCTTGAAGTTGGATCATAACGGCCCACTACCTAGCCGGAGAGGACGTTCCGGTGGCGGGGAATCGGGTTTCACGGGTGTGTAATCTGTGGACTAGCTTTGAACGGCTCAAGATAGCCGTGCTAGACGAGTCAGGCCATGCTCTATGACAAGACCAAAGAATCAAGAAGGCAAAACTCCAACCGCAAGGTGAACGATTTTCTGCCACGTTGTCGGTGAGAAATTAGCGTGGGGGAATTAAGTTAAGTTATATTAGGAGAGTAGTCTAATCTTAGCCAAGCTATGTTTAAGTGCAAAGGGTGCGGAGGAGGTCTTAGGAAGAAGGTAGTCGGTGACGACGAAAGCGAGACGAGGGAACAAAGATGCGATAAGTGCGGCGGAGGTTTCCGATGGACTATTTGGAGAAAAGAAGGACGGCTCATTAAGAAGCTTTATGAAGTCTTAAACGAATCCATATGAACGCTTGTATGAGTCTCGTCCCACTCTCCGACAAGTTCTTTAAGCTAACGCCTACGTCACTGAAGATCGACGAAGGTACTCCGATCGAAGCATGGATAGAAGCCGGGAAGTTCCTGAAGACGGCGGAAGGGGCGATACAATTCTGGATAGGGGATTGG